GCCCCCGCTCTGGTCAACCAATCAGCCGCTCTCGCCTCGCCCCTCGCTCTGGGTCCCCTTCCGCCTGCCGGGGTGTCCGGTTGGGGTTCAGTAGTCGGGGTGGTTGGAGACCTCTCCCCTCTCTGTCTACCAATCGCTGTCTACCAATCGCTGTTTGGAAACCGCTCAATCTGGCGGGTCCCTTTTTGCCTGGCTGCTGTTGATGTCGGGGAATGTTTTGTGGGGCAGTGCAAAAAATATATTGAAAATAGTTTCAAGCACCCTCTCGTGTTCGCTTTCGCTGGAACCCGAGGGGGTTATAGGGGGAGTAGTCATAATTTCTGTCAAGAGGGATTGTAGGGTGGTGAGGGTTAGAGGGTTGATTGGGTTGCATGAATTATATCGGGGTCGGCTTGGAGGGCGTATTTGACATAGACAAAAACTATGATTAGCTTGCGTCTTATTGATTGAGTGAATGGAGATAGCAATGCGGCATGTGTTCGTATTGACGCCTGTGGCCCGAGCGCCAACGCCTGCTTTTGTGGACTCCATCATTCGTGTGATCGGCCAGCACTCCGATGAGTTGCGTGTTGACTGGATCAATGCAGTTGGTCACGCCAATACACCCCGCGTCAGAAATGCGCTCTGTCACCAGGCGCTAAAGATGGGCGCTGACGAGATCGTCTGGATTGATGATGACATTGGGTTCACACCAGAAGCCTTCCACGCACTCCTGTCCCATGATGTCGATGTGGTTGCCGCCGCACCCCAGCGCCGAGACACGACAGGCAAGGTCAAATTTTGCGCCCACGTCGCCCCCGACCACAAAACGCTCACCGTCGAAAATCACCTTGGAAAATATCCGCTCCTCACAGGACATGGCGCAACAGCATTCATGCGGATTAAACGACACGTCTTTGAAAGGCTCCAAGACAAGGTTGACTGGTACACCCATGAGTCTACTGGCAATGACAAGGTGAGAGCCTATTTTGACTACAAGATAGGACCGTGTCCGTCAGGTGCAGAAAAATCATACAATGGCGAAGACTATTATTTCTGCCAGCTATGCCAAGACAATAACATTGACGTCTGGATTGATACAGTCATTCCACTCGATCATTGGAACATGATGCCAATGCGCGAAATAATGGCAAACCATATATTTGAAGAGCTGCAAGTAGAGAAAAGCAATGAGCGCTGAACTTGCAGAGTTTCTTGGCTCGTGCCGATATGATCCACTTCGCTATGTCTTGGGTGCATTTGATTGGGGGCAAGGCGATCTGAAGGGCTTTGATGGGCCTGACAAGTGGCAGCGCGAATTTCTCAAGGACCTCGGCAAGCAACTCAAGCGCAAAGAGCGTTATGGCGGGCCTGTTCGGCTCTCTGTGGCGTCTGGTCACGGTGTCGGTAAGTCAGCGCTGGTGTCCTGGATCGCCCTATTTTACATGTCAACCCGACCCGGTTGCCTTGGTACGGTGACGGCAAATACCGAGAGGCAGCTTAAAAACCGGACTTGGCGAGAGCTGGCCAAATGGCACAAGCTCTGCATCAATCGAGACATGTTCAAGTGGGAAAAGGAAAGCTTTCGGGCTATCGAAGACCCTGAGACATGGTACACGGCAGCAATCCCGTGGTCGGAAAACAACTCCGAAGCTTTCGCCGGGCAGCACGAAAAATACACCTTCATGATCTTCGACGAGGCTAGCGGCATCCCCGATGTGATCTGGCAAGTCGCCTCTGGTGCCATGACAACGCCAGGAGCCATGTGGCTGGCATTCGGAAACCCGACAAGAACGTCTGGCTATTTCTACGACACCTTCCACAAGCTCAAACAACGCTGGGACAATCGCAATATCGACTCGCGAACAGCCAAGATGGCTGACCGCAAATACCTCAATGAACTGGTCGAGGACTACGGCGAGGACTCCGATTATGTCCGCGTCCGCGTGCTGGGGCAATTCCCACGCCAAGCCACTGCCCAGCTCATCCCGACCGACATTGTTGAGGGTGCGCAATACCGAAGGCTCGATGAGGACGACTATCAGGACTTTCCGCTGCTCATGGGCGTCGATGTGGCCCGATACGGCGATGATGCGAGCTGCTTTGTCTGGCGCAGGGGTCCGAAAATCATCAAACACGAGTTCCACAAGGAACGCGATCTTGTCAGCCTGACGCAAATAATCGCGGCCCACCTGGAGCGCGAAAGATGTCAATGCTTCATCGACTCCGTTGGTATCGGTGCAGGTGTCTACGACATGCTAACCCGGCTGGATTACTCACCTATCAGCGTCTCGTCAGGCCGAAGGGCGTCAAACCCACGCATCTATTACAATCTCAGGATCGAGCTGTGGGACAAGATGAAGACCTGGCTTGAAACAGCCGACATTCCAAACGACGACAGGATTCGCGCTCAACTTGTCGGCCCAGAGTATTCTTTTGACCAAAATAGCAATAAAATGCTCTTGGAAAAGAAAGACCATATGAAGAAGCGCGGCCTTGAAAGTCCTGACTGGGCGGATGCTTTGGCCTTGACTTTCCTTGTGCCGGGCAATGAAAGTCCGCATATGGCTGACGAAGATGACTTCCTTGCGACCTTGCGTGGCTCACGCGGCGGCAATGATTTCAGGGATGAACACACAGGGTATTGAGCATGGCAAAACAATCGCGAAGCAGAGAGGAGCTGGACCGTATATACCGGCAGCTTTACCCGCAGGGGCTGGGGCTGGCAGCTCGCGCCTCTCGCGAGGCGGGCGAGGCGGAGGCTCATGCCGACCTTGTCACGCTTGCTCAAGGAAGAAACAACAGGATGGCGCAAATTGGGCTTATGGCTCAACCGTTTTATGACTTTGGTAGTGGCGCAGCCGATGGAAATCGCGCCTTTGGCACAGCTGCGGCATTTGGAGATGAGGTTACGGGCGGCCCTGCGGGCATGTATGACGGAAGAACAAATTATGCGCGCCCGTATATTGATATTTCTGCCGAACGTGGAAGCTTGCAAAGGTACAGGCAAGACCCCGACTTTTTTGACGATATAAAGATGCACGAGTCTGGCCATGCTGGAGGCCAATTGCTAGGGCCGCGCGAATATAGGCAAATTGCAAGAGCAATGTACCCAAATGACAGACCGGCTGTTTCAGAAGATCATGTCATATTGTTCTCAAATGACTTTGCGAATTCTGATGATCCGTTAGCGCGAAGCGAGGCAAAATCGTTTTTGGAACGAATTATTGGTAGACGGCTTTCTGATCAAGAAATCGAGTCGGCGGCGTCAATTGGCAATGATCTGCTGGGACAAAATATGCAGCTACTTGAAAATCGTTCGCGGGAGCTTCGCCAAGCGCGCGCAGCGCGCCGGTACTCTCAACTAAACACTAGGCGCGGAACACCAACGGAGTGAGCCATGAGTGGTATTATTTGCTCTTATGCCACCAAGGCACCAATGGTTTCAAAGACAAGCACACAGGATACTAGACATGGTTGATGCCCCCGTTCTCGATGAAGCGCCTCTGGAAGAGGAGGTCTTGCCGCTCGAACTGCTGGCCGAAGAAAGCAATCTGATGGGCGTCGTTGACGAAAACGCCATCATGCTCGCAACCCGACGCGCTCATGAACAATATGAGATTGACGAGGCCAGCCGACAAGATTGGGTCGATGCCTACGACAAGGGCATGGAAATGGCCCTTCAAAAGAAGAAAAATAAAAGCTATCCGTTCAATGGATGCTCAAACGTCATCTTCCCGTTGATTACAACGGCCTCAATCCAATTTGCGGCTCGCGCCTACCCTGGAATCTTCCCCGGTCGCGACATCGTAAAGGCCAAAATCATTGGTGATGATAGCGGTCTGGTCGATCCAAACCAGCAAGCCGAAGGCGGCGGGCCGGTTTATGCCGTGCCTCCTGGTGCAAAAGCCGATAGAGCCCGCAATGTGTCGGAGTTCATGAGCTGGCAGCTTCTTGAAGAGATGGAAAGCTGGGAAACGGACACCGACCAGCTCTTGCATAACCTGCCAATTTCGGGGTGCGCATTCAGAAAGCTCTGGTGGAACAACGGGCCGGACTCAAAATATCTCTCAGCCCGCGATCTGGTCGTCAATATGGACGCCAAGAGCCTCAAAAAAGCGCCGCAAGTAACCGAGGTGTTCGAACTTTACCCCTTCCAGATGGCAGAGCGTGTCATGACCGGCCTCTATGACGCTGATGCCGTCGAAGCGCTGGTTCCAGAAGGCTCAACAGAGCCCGTTGAGCTGCTTGAAGCCCACTGCCGATACGATATGGACGGCGACGGCTATCCAGAGCCCTACATCATCACAATGACGAAAAATGGTGGCATCCCCTTGCGGGTTGTAGCCAATTTCTTCCCGGAAGACGCTGTGGCATTCGATCAAGCTGGTAGCCCGATTGAGCCGCGCCAATACTACATCAAATACGACTTCATCCCCAATCCTGACGGCGGATTTTATGGCATTGGCTTTGGCTGGCTGCTCGGCCCGCTCAATTCCGAGGTCAACACGGCGATCAACCAGCTTAACGACGCCGCGCATTGGCAAAACTCCAAATCAGGCTTCATTGGCAAGCGATTGAAGCTCCGTGCAGGCGATGCCCGCTTCAAACCGGGCGAGTGGAAGCCCGTGGAGAGCTTCGGAGAGACAATCAAGAACGAACTGGTGCCGCTCGACTTCGGCGGTCCCTCCCCGACCACATTCCAGCTTTTGAGCCTCATGATCAGCGCAGCTCAGGATATTTCGTCAGTCAAAGACGTGATGATGGGCGAAACAAGTACAAATCTTGCCCCAACCACGATTTTGACGCTGGTGGAGCAGGGTTCAAAGCAATTTGTCGCTATTTACAAGCGTATCCATCGCGCTCTCAAGCATGAAATGCGACTTCTGTTTCAAATGGACGGCGAGAATATTGAGGCTGTCTACCCTAAATACCAGCAAATACTTGATAGAGACTTTCTGTCGCCGGAAGACTTTGCTCTCGACATGGACGTAATGCCTATTACGGACCCGGAAATGGTCACGAATGGCGCAGCTATGGCCAAGGCTGAGCTAATCATGAGCCTGGCCGACCAGGGCAAGCTTGATCCGATGGAAGCCACCAAACGTGTTCTGGCGGCAGCGAATATCGACGACCCGGAATCGCTCATGCCGAAAGAGCCGCAGCCCGACCCGGAAACTCTTATCAAGATGGCCAAGTTGGAGAACGACAAGGCCCGGATCGCTATCGCGGCCCAAAAAGCTCAAGCGGAAATCCTCGAAATGGAAACCGCTGCTATTGAAAACGTGGCCAATGCGGAATCGAAAGAGCAAGGCCGACAGCTTGAATTGTATATGGCCCAGTTGGGTGCATTAAAGGAGATGATGAATGAATTCGGAAATGTATCAGGAATGGCGGGACAGCCCGCTAACGCAGGAGGTGTTCAGCCAGCTCCGCAAGTACCGGGAGTACCGGGAGCAAATGGCCAAGGAGCAGCTATGGGCAATGGGCCGCAACCTGTCCAACCCGGAGGCGCTTCACGACTTCCACTGGGAGCGTAGCGCAATCCAGATGCTTGAGCTTCTTGAGGAAGCCACTTGGGACGACATTCGAGTAGATGAAATCGAGGAAAGCGAAGATGACACTGAATCCCGAGCATATTGAGCCGCAATGGGACATGGTTCTAATTCGGCAAGAAAAGGTCGAGGAAAAGACGACTGGCGGCATTTTTTTGCCGGACGAAGCCAAGGATCGGAACAAATTTGCCGAAGTCGTTGGCGAAGTCGTCAAGGTTGGCGCTGGGGCGTTCAAAGAGCTTTATCACGCTGAAAGCCCACCCAAAGCCGGTGACAGGATCATCTTCAAGAAATACGCCGGGAGCAACTTTATCGACAATTTCGCGGACGACAGCGAGAGCAAGTATCGCATGATCTGCGACACCGACATTATCGCCATCATCAAGGAATGAAATTATGAGCGAACAAGAACAAGAGACCGTAGAGACGCCAGACGTGCAGGTAGAGGCGGAAGCGCATCCGGTCGAGGAGGCCCAGCCATCACCGGAGGAGGTCGCCCGTGAGCGGGGTTGGAAGCCGCGTGACGAGTGGAAGGGCGAGGTACCTGATAGCTTCGTGGACGACCCGGACGAATACAATGAGATGTTCGAGAAGTCGCTGCCGAAGCTCAAGCGGGAGGTCGAGACGCTTCGCGGGCAACTCGACGAGTTCAATGGCTTCAAGCAGCGCCATGAAAAGCTCTATGCCCGCCAAATGGAAGACGAGCTGGCCAAAATACGCACGGAGCTTCAAGGGGCTTACAAGGCTGGCGACGCCAACCGAGCGGAAGACCTTTTGTCTCGCCGTGACGAAATCCGCGATGAAATGTCCGGCAAGCAGACCTCCAGCGGCCTCCAGGCCGAGATTGGTGACTGGCTCTCACAAAACCCGGAATACGACGCTTCGTCGGCGAGCGCCGACCTCAAAAAGGCCACTGCCGCAGAAATTGTTGGCCAGCGCTTGTCGCAGGAAAACCCAAACCTTCGCGGTAAGGCGTTTCTTGACGAGGTGAAGGCCCGTGTTGATGCCGAGCTGGGAGAGGTGCCCAAAAGAGCCGCGCCAAAGGTTGAAGGCGTTCGCCGGGCTGGTCGCTCTGGATCGCCGCGCAAGGTGACTGAGTGGTCGCAAATGCCCGCCGACAAGCAAAACGACCCGAATATCGCGCGCATCGTTGCCCGAATGTATGGCGGCGACAAAGACAAGTACGCCCAAGACTGGGCAAAGATGAATCAGGAGAATTGAGATGACCACGATTGACAACACAAAGCCTGTTACGCCTACGCCTGATGATGAGCCCGACTTCATGGCCCGCAAATCCGGTCGCCCCAGTAAGCGCGAAGAAATGCTCAAAGCAAAGTTCGAGCGCATCAAGCAAAATTCCGCCTCCGCTGACTTTGGTGAGCAAAAATTGCCGGTCAAGCCCATCGATGGATTTGAACTTCGCTGGGTAAATGACCGCGACAATCGAATTGAGCGCTTTATTGAGCGAGGATGGGTGTTTATTGATAAAGATGGTGCCCAACCCCTCAATGAAGAGACAAAGGCGTCTGTTGACAAGGCAAAGTATATTGTCGTAGGTTCAAAAAAGGACGGCTCTCCACTTCACGCCTACTTGATGGGTATCGAGACAGAGATTTTCGAGTGGGCTCAGCGGAAGAAGCAGTCAGTGAATGACCGGATTATGAGCGATATTCAACGAAACCTGCCTGGGTCTGGCGCTGGTGAAAACAACGAGCATAGCCACCTCAAGCAGTCCGAAATCACAGCAAACTCTTAATAAGGAGAGTTCCCTATGGCAAACGCTGATGTTGCCTATGGTCTCCGTCCGGTCAAATACGCAAATGGCGCTCCCTACAATGGGGCCGCTATTCGGTGCTTCGCCGCTGATGGGTCCAACAATCTTTTTGTCGGTGACGCGGTAAAGCGCACTGGCACTGGTAGCACTGATGCTACCGCTCCCGCCGTTGTTCGCTCTACCGCAGGCGCTGGCATTTTTGGTGTCATCGTCGGCATCGAAAGTGACGCCAATGGCGACCTCACTCGTGACACTGCTCGCTATGTGGCGTCTGGTGTTGGTGCTTACGTCATGGTCTGCCCAGCTGAGGACATGGTTTTCTCGGCTCAGGAAGACTCCACGGGCGGCGCGCTGGCAACCACGGACATTGGCCGCACGGTTGATATTGCCTATGGCACCGCATCCACCACGCATCCGATTATTTCGGCTGGTGAGCTGGACTCCTCGACCGCAGCCACGACCTCTGCCAGCATGAATCTTTCCTTGGTGGCGGTTGATCGCGGTGTGGATAACGATCTTGGCACCAACGCCCGTTGGCTCGTCAAGGTCAACAACTTCGACAACGCGGAGGTCTAACCATGACGATTACTTCATCCAGCTTCGTCAAAGACCTTTTTCCTGGTCTGAAAAATCACTTTGGCGTCAATTACAATGATTTTGACGCTGAGTATCGCCAGCTTTTCGACGTTGTGTCGTCTGACAAGAAGTATGAGGAGCGCGTGCAGCGCACCGGGTACGGTCTTGCAGCCCAGAAAGCCGAGGGTGCGTCCCTGCTTTATGACACGGCTCAGGAAGGCTATACGTCTCGGATCACCAACGTCGCTTACGCGCTTGGTTCCAAGATCACCCGTGAAGCAATCGACGACAACCAATACATCGAGCTGGGCCAGTCCCAGACCCGGTGGATGGCTCGCTCGATGATGCAGACCAAAGAAAACGTGTCTGCAAACGTCTACAATCGCGGTTTCAACTCGACCTATACAGGCGGCGACGGTAAAGAGCTGTTGGCAACGGATCACCCTTCCCTTTCGGGTAGTCAGTCCAATGAGCTTGCCACTCCTGCCGACCTGTCCGAAGCCTCGCTTGAAGACCTGTGCATTCAGATCATGCAGGCCAAGGACGACCGTGGTCTTCGCATTCAGCTTCGTCCGAAGCGCCTGATTGTGCCGACCGACCTCTTCTTTGAGTCCCAGCGGATTTTGAAATCTGAGTTGCAGCCCAATTCGGCCAACAATGACATCAACGTGCTTCGCGCAGCCGGTGTTATTCCAGAGGTTGCCGTCAACCACTTCCTGACGGACACGGATGCCTTCTTCATCCGCACCGACCTCCCGTCCGAAGAGGGCATGATTTTCCAGCAGCGCGTTGAGGCGGACCTGGAGATGGATGGTGACTTCGACACGAAGAACATGTGCTACAGCGCATACGAGCGCTACGGCGTTGGTTGGGCTGATTGGCGTGGCCTGTACGGCACCGCTGGCGCAGCCTAGTGATGCAGTGGAGGGGGCTTGATTGCCCCCTTCGCCCTTTTTTGGGAGCAATAAAATGCCAGTTACCAATTTTCCAAACGGCGTGCGCGCACCACTCTTCAATTCGTCGGGCGCTCAGCCGAGCAATATCGGACAACTTACTGACAGCTCTGGTGGCACCGCATCAACGACCATCGCGGCCATTGGTGCAACCTATAGCCAGGCAGAGGTCCGCAATGCCGTTGCTTCGCTTGCAGCGAAAATCAACCTTCTTGAGCAGGCCCTTGAGGATGCTCAGGTTACGGCCTGAGTTCTTTGGGTCATGTATATGGGGGGGCGGCGCTGTATTGTGCCGCCTTCTTTTTAACAGCGTGGAAGCTTCAATGCCTATCTGCGCGGCTTAACGGTTTTCTTTGTGCTGTGAGGCGATAATGGCAAATACAGTTACCATCCAAACAATTCATAGTGGGCCACGTCATGTGGTTTTGAATGTGTATATCGCCGGGGACGGGTCTGGCAATGAGTCCGGCACTGTCATCGCTGATGCAAGCGCGTTCGGCGTAAACGGGTTCTCGATAAATGCTATCCACTCTGCGCTGACCGGCTTTACGGCAACCTTGTTTTGGGACGCAGATGCGGACACCCCCGCGCTTCACCTTCCTGACTACCAGTTCTCCTATCCTGCCGAGAGCGCTGAGCGAATTGGCGGCATTCCATCAAACGCCGGAGCTGGTGCCACGGGCGATTTGATTATTACGACTGCGGGTCTCGGATCAGGCGACGTTGGCAGTTTCATCGTTGAGTTGAAGAAGCGGAACTAATGAGGGTCATTCGAGCCAAAAAACCGAAGCTGGGCGATTACAAGATGCGCTGTGATCGCAGCGGTCATGTGTTCCCTGCGTCGGAAATGCGCAAGGAATGGACTGGCATGTGGGTCCACCAGGACTATTGGGAGCCTCGCCACCCCCAAGACTTTGTGCGGGGCCGAGCGGACAACCAGCGCGTTCCGGTTGCCCGGCCTGACCCTTCAAACATTAGTCTGCTCAAAAGCGCATCAGGATCAGGGACGACCTCTGATGCGACAATCACGCTGGTTACGGCTGACATTGGCAGTGAAAAGAATTGCTCGCGCATGGTCTTGTCCATTTTGATGACGAGCTATGACGCCAATCGGTCCAACCTGTTTTTGTCGTATTCGAGCGATGATGCGACATACACCGACCTGGCTGACGTGCCAACCAAAGACGCGCTCTCGTCGTCTATTGAAAACACGGCCTTTTCCCTGCCTGTTTCTGAGAACACGCGATACTGGCGGCTCCAGCTCCGCAACAATTCGGGCAGCGTGACTCACTCTTCGACAATGGACATTTATGGCTCAGACGTGGCAAATGTGTCTGTAGGAGATTTGTAATGGCGACCTCTGGAAGCACTGATTACTCGGAAACGACAACTTCGATTATCAAGGACGCGCTTCTTGAGATTGGGGCGGTTTCTGTCGATGACGTTGTTGACGCCCCAATGCATGCTCACGCATTGCGCAAGCTCAACCGCATGATCAAGGCGTGGCAAGCCAGGGGCTTCAACCTGTGGCGCGATACTGAGGGCAGCGTGGCGCTGGTGGCAGATCAAGCATCCTACACATTCGGCGGGTCAACTCCTGACGTGTCCTATCGCCCCCTTCGCATTAGCTCGATCCGGTATCGTAGCGCGACGGGCGTGGACAGGCCGATTGTACCTATCATGGCCCGGCAGGATTATTTTGATTTGCCCGAAAAGAGCGCGTCCGGCACGCCGACAAGCTTTTATTATGATCCAGGGCTTTCTCAAGGCACGCTCTATATCTGGCCGGTCCCATCAACTGTGACGACTGAAACGTTGAAGATCACTTACTCGCGCTCTTTCGAGGACTTCGATAATAATGCTGACGAGCCTGACCTGCCACAAGAATGGCTTGACGCAATTGTCCTTGGCTTGGCGGCTGAGATGTGTGCGCCACTGTATCCTGGCAACCAAGCTCTTCTAGCTGATACGAAGGTGAGGGCAATGGCGGCCCTTGAGGAGGCTAGCATGTTTGATCGGGAAACGGCGTCCATTACCTTCATTCCGTGTGGCAGCGATGGCTAGTTTTGGCTCAAAGCCCTATGACGGCGGAATGTTCAATGGCCAGCAGCCTATGGTGGACCCCACCACTGGCATTCTGACCATTACGGGGCGTCGCTTCCTCGACATGGTCTACAACCGCCTTGGCGGGGCTTCGGATGGGCTGTTTGAGACAGTTGTCGCGCAAGAGCAGCTTGCTTCCGCTCTCCAGCAGATTGAGGACCTGAGAACGTCGCAACAAGAATTGCAGGCGGGACTGGACGCCGCAGCGCAGTTCAATGACGCTCTGCGTTCAGAGGTCGATGACTTGAAGGAACGCCTTAATGACGCTGAGAGCCGGACTCTGAGTGACCTTGGGGCGGCGTCTCTGGCGTTTTCTGACTCTGTGCGCCGCGACCAAGTGAATCTAATCGACACAGGCGGCAACTTGTCCGGCAATATCTCGGTGTCCAGTACGTCATATGTAGTCATCGCAGGGCCGACCCTGACCGACATACTTGAGACAGACCTTGTGTGGATTCTGCGAGCAAACGCCGCATTTCAGACCGCCGCCGCAAGTGCTGATACAGCCGAGGGCCAATGGGCAATCTATCTGTCTGATACAGAGATTGCTGCAAACTCAGCTATTTCTACCGCTTCCACCGCACGCAAGGTCTGGGAAGGCGATCCGGCTGGGCTGACCTTTACAACGCTTGGGTCTGTGAGTGTTGATGCCAATGATTTGTCAACGGCCTTTGATGCGGGGTTTGGCAAGTTCCCAGTGACGCCATTTGTTACGGGCGAATTTTATCAAGGGACTGGATATGTTTACTTGTGTCTGAAAGTGACTTCTGGTGGTGGCGAGAGTATAAACATAGCATCTAGCGCGACAACGCGGCTCGATGCGGTAATTCTGTGAGGTAAAGATGGCCCGTGTTTTTGAAAATGTCGGAGTTAGCTCGACGGCTACACTTGTGTTTACATGCCCAACTGCCGAGGTATTCACAATCAGCAAGCTTTCACTGACCGATAAGAAGGGCGCGAACCAAACTGCCAAGGTTTATATTGCGAACGATGGCGGGGCGGCGTCCTCAACCAATCAAGTCGGCCCAGATATTACCGTGGTGGCAAGCGGGGGCGGGTATCGCTCTGAGTTCGCGGGTGATGGCGTACCGGCTGGCGGCAAGATTTATGTAGCGGGCTCTGATACAAGCGCTACGCTTGAGGTTCGCCTTGTAGGGTTCACGGCGGCCCAAACACGTAACGCGACGACGATTGGCTAATGGATATTCAGTTTGGGATACAGCCGGAAGACCGCTCGGCATACAAACTGGCGCGGGTGAGGTGCCAGAACTTGTTCGCGGAGCAGGCGGCGTCTGTCCCTGACCGTCCTGTGGCGCTCTTGTCGTGCCCTGGCATTGAGTCGTATTCGACGCTTGGCGGCTCAGCTTGCACTGGTCTTGCTCGACAGGACGGCGTGTTCAATGGCGATATTTTCGCTGTTTCTACAAACACGCTTTATCGCGTTAACTCTAGCGCCACCGCATCTTCCATTGGCTCTGTTGGGACGGATGGGGACTTGTCCAGGTTTGCCTTTATCAGGCCGACCTCTACTGCAACGCAAGGCTATGTGGCCACGCTGGCTTCGGTGGCTGGCACGGTTTATCTATACGACAACTCAACGCTGACAACGATTTCTGACGCTGACGTGGGCTCTAGCGTTCGCGACGTGGCGTCCATTAACGGGCGGCTTGTTTTTGCAACCGGCGATGATGAATTTGTGTGGTCTGAGGTGCTTGACCCGTCCAATGTCGATGCGCTTTCATTTGCTACCGCCGAGCGCTCGCCGGACGACCTCAAGGCCATTCTGATCAGCCAGCAAGAAGTTTGGTTGATGGGCTCCGATACAATCGAGGTTTGGGTTGATAGCGGCGGCTTTGATGTTTTCGTTCCCATCGCGGGCGGCTTCATTGAGCGCGGATTATTGTCTAGGGACCTTGCTACTACAGAAGACAATACCGTTTTTTGGGTCGGCAATGACCGAGTCATCTATCGAGCAAACGGCTACCTGCCAACGCGCGTTAGCACGCATTACATTGAGCAGGTCATGCAGGGTTTGAGCGATGCTGACTTGCCGCTCTGCAAAATGTCCTCATACACGCAGGACGGCCACAAGTTCGTCCAGGTGCGAACGCCGAATTCAGGCACTTTTGTCTTGGACATCAGCACGAATGCTTGGCACGAGCGCGATAGTGAGGGACAAACAACGTACCGGGCGCTTGACTATGTTGAGCGTGGCGGCGTGATCATTATGGCCGATGCTTATGCGGGCAGCCTGCGGAATTTCGACACCGCAATCTATCAGGACATAGGCGAAGAGATTATTCGACTGGCAACCGCGATAACGCCGGTTCGCTCTAATGTCCCCGCGTTTTCGCTAGCCCTTGATTGCGCAAAGGGCGTAGGAATATCCACTGGGCAAGGTAGCGACCCGTTCATTATTTTGCGGTTTTCTGACGACAACGGCAATACGTGGTCAAATGAATACACGCGCTCGGTTGGCAAGATTGGTGAATATGGAAAGAGGGTGATATGGCGACAAATGGGCAGAATGAAGCCTCCCAACAGGATTTGGGAGATTCGGTTCACGGACAAGAACATAGCGACGATACTGGGCGCTCGGCTCAACGACATGCAGTCGTAAGGGAAGCTGGAATCGACGACATTCCTCAAATGCTGATTTGGGGGAAAAGATTTCATGAAAAGTCGCCGTGGTCAGACCAGCCGTATGACTACTCAAGTGTCGCGGCAAAGATGAAAGAGCTAATACTAGAGGACAGCGCTTGTCTTTTCTTGCACGACAATGGTATGATTGGCGGCAATTTGTTGGGTTTGTTCTTTTCTCCATCATCTATCTTTGCATCAGAAATGTTCTGGTGGTCTGAGGGTGGCGGAGGGGGCGACCTGCTCCGAGCCTTCGAGGCTTGGGCAAAAGATGCTGGCGCTGCCGGGGTTATCATGGCGGCGGAACAGTACGAATCTCGATCAGAAAACGACCGCATGGATGAAATTTACGCTGCCAAGGGCTACAGGCCCCAAGAGCGTCATTACATAAGGTATTTCTGATGG